CGGTAGGCATTATTTGAACTTATCCCATGCTCCGACAGTAGTGAGGCTTTGAGGCGTTCCGAAGCGTAGCGTATTGTCTACAACTCTTGCTGCCGCGTTAGGGTCACTCATGTTTACTCCGGTCACAGTCGTATAGTAGTTTGTCATTGACGCTTCTTCGCCTCTACGGAAATCGGCGATGCTACCGGTGTTGATTGGCTTTGTTGGATTGAGGGTTGGTGCTGTGTATGTGGTTGCCGGTGATTTTGCCAATGCCGCTGCCGCTGCTCTTTCCTCTCCAAGCTTCTTTAGTGCTGCCGCTGTTGCTACTAGGTCTGCTTGCAACTCCGCTAGTTTTTCCTTTGTGGAAGCTGCGATAGCCGCAATCGCGTCTTCGTAATCTGTTTGGATTTCCTTTAACGCCTCTGCTAGTGCCTCTGCGTTTTCCTTCATGGCCTTGTTGAACTCGTCCATGGTGTTTTTATTGGCTTCGGCTAATGCTTCATCGGCCGCCGCTAGTGCTTCGGTGAGAATGGCCTTTGACTCTGCCATCTTCTCTGAGTAATCCGCGTTTGCCTTTGCTAAGTTTTCTTTCAGGTCAGCGTTGATTTCGAGAATTGACTCATTGACATCAATCGCTACTTGCTTGAACGCGGTCATTAGTTGCGTCGTCGCTAACTTGCCGCCGGCGTTCATGGTTGCTGCTAGTTGGTCTAATCCTGTTTCGGAAAGTCTATTTACCTGACCGTACAGGTCTTTGAGTTCGCTTTGTGTTTCGGTTGAAGCGCTGAGTAGCGCCTTTGCCATTTCGTTTCCAACTTGCGGACCCGCTGCCACAACTTCTTCAATAAAGACCTGAGAGTAACCGGCTGCTTGTAGTGCCGCTGCGTTTTTCTGTAATTCCTTTGACGCTTCTAACTTGTCTTTAAGTTGCGTAATTACATCGTCAGCGGTCTTTGCTCCGTCTTTGAAGATTTGGCTAATGTTTGCTGCCGTTCCGCTGGCAAATGCGTTGCGTAGGCGGTCGATAGATTGCTGCACGATAGAAGCTTGTTTTTCCGCTCCGGCTTTGCGTACATTGGCAATCTTGTCTTCCGCTGCTTTGTTGATTTCAAGAATCTTTTCAGCGTAATCCTTCTCGATTTCCGCATCGCGTTTCCTGCGGTCTTCGCGTGCCTTTGCGTATGCCTTGTTCCAAGCATCTTCGTTTTTCTGGAGTTCCTCGTTTTTCTTGTCAATGATTTTCTTTTCGAGGTCGGCATACTTCTTCGTTGTATCCGCGATTGCCTTGTCTCGTTTTTCGGCAGCCTTGACTCGCGCCTTGCCGTCAGCCTCGATTACATCGTTCATCTTCTCATGGAGTTTTACGACTTCCTTATTGGCCTTTTCAATGTCTTTAACGCGTTGCTTCGCTGCCTTTGCTGCCTCTGCCGCTGAGGTTCCTCCGCCTGTAACGCCGCCTGTATCTCCGCCAGTCTTCTTACCTGAGCCGTAAGTGAACGCGCCTTCGCCGTATCCTGCGTTTGTTTTCTTTAAGTCTGCCAAATTCTTTGCTGTTGTTTTGATTGACTCTGACGCTTTGTTTGCTCCGTCGGCAATTCCTTTTGCCCAGCCCATGCCCGGTATCTTGGCCAGCATACCGATGAACTTTCCAATGCCTCCGACAAGCAAGGCAAACCCGTTTAGGATTACTTGAACTCCAGCGATTACTATGCCTCTGAATGTTTCGGATTTTTTCCACGCCCAAATAAATGCTGCTCCGAGAACCATAAGCCCTGTGACAATTAGGCCAATCGGGTTTGCTCGCATTGCGGCATTGAGTACTAGCATTGAAGCTGCTAAGCCGTTTGTTGAAGCGATAGACGCTAGCGTTGCGCCTCTCATTAGCGTTGTAACTACGACATAAAGTTGTTGCGCAACTCTTGTTGCGACTAGGGCTGCCCTGTAAGCGTAGAACGCAGTAGCAGCGGTTCCTAAAATTATCGCAAGCATTTTGAGTGCGTCTGCGTTTTCCTTGAAGAACTTTGTTAGGCCGGTGATAATCGGTACAACCGCTTTTAACACCGCGAGTATTGCTGTGAATGCTGGCATGAGCATGTCACCGACTGCGACTTTTGCGTTTTGGAACTCTGCTTGCAAAGACTTCATCTTGTTTGCTGTTCCGCCGGCTGTACGCGCGTAATCGCCTTGCGCTAGTTTTGTCTGCTCCAGTACCAGCGCGTAAGTAACTTGCGCCTTAATCGCTGGATCCATTGCGCCCTTGATTTCACCGAAACCCATCGCCATTGCTTTTGCTTTTAGGGTTGTTTCGTTGAGTGCTACGCCGTATCGCTTTAGCGGCTCTGTCTCGCCTGATAATCCTGAACGCAACGCGTTGATTGCTTCTTCGGTTGAAGTGTTATTGAATGAGCCTAAGTCTGCCGCTAGTTGTACCAGCGTCGTAGACATTTCGTTTGCCTTGCCTTGCCCGATACCGAACGCTTGGAACAAGTTGCCGTAGGTTCCTGCCGCTTCAATCGCAGCCTGATTAGACATACCCATGCTCTTTGCTGCGGTGTCGCCGAACTTGAATACTGAGTCTGCGGTGTCTCCGAATACGACCTTGACCTTTGATACGGACTCGGCCATGCTGGAAGCCGCCATGATTGTGTCTTTGCCGAATTGGACAATCTGCGTTCCCGCGAAGGCGACACCCATTGTTGTTCCGACTTGCTTAATCTTGCTCATGAAGTTTGTCATGCCGCTTGAAGCTGTGGCAACGCTGGTATCTATGCCCTTGATTGCGTTTTGCGCTTGCTGTAATCCTGCTTTGAGGCCGGCTACATCTGCTTGTAATTCGATTAGTACTGGAGGGATTGCACTTGCCATGTGTTATCCCTTCATTTTGCGGCGAACCGCGTTTGTAAATACCCGGTTTATTGTTCCGTTATTTATCAATGTTTTGCCGGCCGGCATAAGGAAAGGATACCGCACGCCTGACTTCCAACGCTTGCTTCCTAGTTCAACCGCGCGCGCGTACTCGACCGTTGGACCAACTGTCGCTATGTAACTGCCGAAGCCGTACCGAACTGTTGTTGTAATGCTGCGTCGTAATGTTCCTGTTACTACGTTTGGACCCGGACCCGTTCCCGGTATGTGGCCTTGCCCGCGCGGGTGCGTTCCGGTGTTTGCGTTTTTCTTTGCTTCTCGTTCTACCGCTAAACCGGCTTGCGCAACTCCGTACTCCGCTGCGTATTCCATTTGCTTTTCAAATGCGTCTAGAGCGCCGAATACTTCGGTTAAGTTGCGTATGATGATTGCGCCCATTTACCCGCTCGCTCGCTCTGCCTTCTCCGCTTTGACTTCTTCTACTGCTCCGGCAATCGCTATTAACCAATCCGCTGTACCGGCTGGCAATTCGTCTACTTGCTGCGGTGTCCAACCGAATCGGTCAGCCATCGTGTAGTAGTACCAATGCTCATCGGGGTAGTCAAAGTTTTCGCTCCGACTGCCTCCGTTGAGAACCCATTTTAGCCGTTCGAGTTGCCGGTATCCGCTTTTGGGTCTGCCTCGTTCGTGTCATTTTTTGACAATGATGGGAACAGAGCCTTTTGCGCTTCCTGCGTTGCCTCGACCAATGCGTCGTAGTCCTTGATTTCTAATTCGTCTAGCGAACTTAGTTTTACGGACGGGATAATTAAGTCGAAATCCCAAGCTTCTACTAGCATCGCAACAACTGCGTCGCCGAGTGCTAATGCTTTTCCTAGGTCGCCTTCTTCTTTGTCTCCTGCGCGCATTACTGCCTTGCGGTCTTTTACTCGCAATAGCGCCGGGTCTTTTAGCGTTACTTTCGCGCCTGACGGAAGAGTGATTTCTGAACTTGCCATGTACTTGCCTCCTGTTGTTTGCCTTCCTTTATCTTACTGTAAATCTAGGGAGTAGGGGAGGGAGACCGGGAAGGCGTTCGGTCTCAACCTGCCCCTACTCTTGGAGATTGTTATGCGTATGTTCCGCTTGGCTTTGCGTTTTGGATTGTCCACTTGATTGGTGAGAATCCTAATGTCGCTCCTGCGTCGGTTGTATTTCCTTGACCGTTGATGTCTACTGAAATCTGTACGAAGTCAGAACCACGGTCAATCGCTGCCGCTACATACGCGCCCTTTGTTAGTACTGCGCGAATTTGTAGTGCTGTTGCTCCTGCACCTGATGCCCAGTTCAAAGAAATAGCCGGCTGTGTGTTTGTGATGTAGCGGGTTAATTCTGTGTCTGCTTCCATCACGAAAGTAAGCTTTCCAGTTACTTCTAGTGGACCGAGGAAGACGTTGAATGGGTTTTGGGTGTTGTTGATTCCGTAGACCGGTGTTACTGGTCGCTTCATGCTGATTTCGCCGGAGATTGAGTTGGTGATTGTTGTTCCGCCGATTGTTACAGTACCTTGCCAAACCGGAGTTGGCAGGATTGTTGAGAATGTTGGTGTTGGTGTCGTTGCTGTTGCAGAAGCCCAGCCCGTTACCTTTGCGTCGTACTCCAACATTCCGTCTGCGTTGAACTTCAATGTGAAGTCTGAGAATTGGCAGCCCGGATACGCGCGTACTGCCGCTGCGTAGAAGTCTGTCAATGTGTATGAAAGAGGCTGAGCGTCTGCCGCTGCAACTGCGCTGTTCTCTAGTGACATTGTGTGTGTGAATGGCGCGCTTGCTCCTGTTGTTGCTACATCGCCTAGTAGACCGGCAATTGCGTAACCGATTGTGTCCGCAAATGCTGCTCCGCTGAAATCGTATGTTGAGCGAGTACGACCCGGAATGTAGTTGTAATTCTTTAGGTTTGAACCACGGATACCTTCGTCGTAGAGTGGGTCAATGATGTCGACCGGCTTTAGGCTGCTCGCCATTACTGGTAGGTAGTCTGTTGGTGCTACTGCGGTTCCCTTTGTAACTTCTTTGGCAATACCTAAGTAGGACCGGACGGATTGTTGTACTGGCATTATTTCACCTCTTCTTCGGTTGAGTCAGACGCGGCTGACGGTTTTGATGTTGCTGTTGTTGGTGCTGCTTTTGCTTTCGCGTCGTCGTAAGACTCTCCGGCTTTTAGAGTAACGCCAAGCGTAGGATAGACACGCTCGTCGTGACCTTCGTTTTTGATTATCATGCTGCTCCTATGCTTGAATCATCTGTGTTACGTCGAATTGTATCTCAGCGAAGGTCTCTGTTGCTCCGCCTTCGTTTGTTGCTGGCTCTCCGTAACTTGTACTGATTTCCGGTTCCGCTCCCTGCCACACTAGGTTGCCTGTTGCGTCGCCGAAATTGTGGTCTGCTCTTAGACGTGCCTTGATTGAGTCTATGAGCGTGTCGAATGCGGTCATTGCCGCTTCCGAATTGCGTTCCATTGAGTGCTGGTAAACCTGCAAGATGACCGAGTAATCCACTCTCTTCCAACCGTTGAACGCTCCGCCTATTGCTATGCGGCTTTCGCGCTCGCTTTGGATAAAGATAACTACCGCTGCTCTGCTTAACTGGCCGGGTTGAGAATTGACTTGGTAATTAATGCGCTTCGGGAAGCTGGTAAAAATCTGATTGAGGCCGGTAATGTTTCCGGTGTTTAACCAATTGTATAAGGTGGCGCGTACGCCGGTGCGCCCTGCCACTAGCGAATCCGTCGGTAGAGGCTAAGCATCTCTAGGGCAATCGCCATTTCGTTGCCGAACTTGCTTGCTCCGGCCACATTGCCATTTGGCTGCGTCGTTACGTTCATGGTGAGCGAGTTATCTCCGCGTACCTTTAAGAAGGCCGTAGTAAGCAGTACACAAGCTTCTTTAATCGCCTGAGGTAAGTTGCCTATGGCGACTGTGTTCGCGTGCGTAAAGGCCAGCGGAGCCGTTATAGGCACCGTCGTAGAGCCGTACACATAGTTGCTTGCCACGGTGACGCGCTCGCTGTTCGCTCCGTCGTAAATACGTAATTGCATTCCGGCCACAATGCCGTCTGCGGTCTGAACTGTGAGGGTACTCTGTCCGGCTGTTGCTGTCGCTATGAGGCTGTTTACATAGCCGGAGGTGTATTGGAAGGTTACAAACATTTGCTGTCTTGGTGCTGCTCCTACGCCGAAGGAGAGCGCTCCCTGTGAGGAGTAAGTTGTTGCCAACTGGGATAGCGGCACAATGATTTGCTGGTCTTCGAACCACGCCTTTGATGGGTCGCTCAGTACCGTGAGGTTATTTGGGTCTGTTCCATACGACATGCTTTGTAGAGAAATGACCGGATTGTTGTTCGGGTGTATCGCTAGGTAGCCGCTGTTGCTGAGGCGTACTCGTTGATTCTCTCTTTGTGTAGACGCGTTCAAGTTTTGGTTGAGTGTTTCGTCCATGAAAGAAGAAGCTCGTAGAATTACATTTGCTAACTCTGCGTCTTGCGCTGCGGCATTTCCGCCGACGACTAGATTGTCGAAGTCAATCGCTGTCGGTGCGTTTTTGTATTCGGTAACGGTGATGTAAGGATTTTCAAAGAACGGGTGTTGCGTCGTTACTCCGGTCGCCATGTTTAATCTCCGTCTGTTTTAATCCCGTTGCCGTTATCGTGTCCGCAGCGGCTGCACATCTTGAACCAACTGCCGAACCCGCACTCTACGCAAGTGTATCCGAGATTTTCGTTGTTAGTCGTTGCTCCCATTAGAGAAGCTTCGATAAATCCTTCGGCCTTCATTGCCTTTGCGTCGCTGTTGCTGACGGTGTAAATGCCTTGCTTATTCGGTGTGTAAAGCCTGTTGCCTATTTGTGTTTCGCGTACACCTTTGTCCGGTGCCACCATTCTCTTTGCCATGCTGCCCCCTCTGTTAAGAAGAAGGGGAGCGCTCGCGTGGAACGCTCCCCCTCCTGCCTTACTTGTTATGCAGAAACAATACCTGATACTGCGCCGTTCCATGCTGGAGCGGTGCAGAAGAATGTTCCACGGAAGTAAGTTGAGAATTCGTAAGCGAACTGTGTTACAGGCCACTGAATACCCATGTAATCCTGAACCATGAAGTTAGACCATACGTCTGAAACCTCTGTGTCAGGGATTGGAAGTGTGAATGATAGAACTGGAGATACGCCCTGTGGTAACCATGGGTGTACTTCTAGGTCTACAGACTTTCCTGTTACTTCGTTTTGCAAACCAGTAACGATTGAACCGTATGTGGTTCCGCCGCTGCCCGGATTGTCAATTGTTAGACGGTAGTTCGCTGTTGAGCCGCTCTTGATTGCGTCTGAGAGTTGCTTACGGTCGTTACCGTTTAGAAGTACTAGGTCAGGGTCAGCCTTTACTGAATCGTAAAGTGATGCAAAGACTGTCTGGTATTCCGCGCCCGGGTTAGAGGTTGAGAATGTTGCGTTGATTGCGTTATTGAATCCGCTGTTTGGACCAAGAACTGTTGGAAGAATTCCGTCGTATCCTGTTGCGTAAGCAGATGTGTCAGCAGCAGCGCGTGAAGCTGCGGCACCAGTTGTTGCGAATGGTGCTGTGTTTCCTGTGCGCTGGATTGAAGTTGCGCCCTGTACTGTGAATGTTCCAGTTCCCTTTAGAGTACCGATGTACTTTAGGTTTGCTGCGCCTGTAACTGTTCCAACATAAATGTTGTAACCAAGTGCGCCCGCTACTGGAGTTGAAACTGTAACTGTCAAGACATCGCCTAGAGCAACTGCGGTTGACGCTTCTGTTCCGAGGATTGACTCTCCGAAGCCTGAACCTGAGATACCTGCGTCCGCTGTTACGTTGACGAAGTATGTTGCCGCTGCTAGTGCTGTCTGTGAACCTGCCGCTACTGGAGAAGCAAGAGTGAATGTAGGTGCTGAAAGTGCGCCTGAGTATCCGCTTGCTGTTCCGCGTGCCATAAGCATCATGCGCTCTTCCATCAACATTGTTGCGTAGAGAGTAGATGTAGATGACAACTGGCGTAGGTCTTGGTATCCCATACCTGAGAAGTTAGCGTCGAATGACACGCTGTCAGATAGTGAGTAAGAGTTGTAAGGAAGAATTAAATCGTCTGCGGCGTAGGAAATCTTTGGACCACGCTCGTAGTTGATTGAACCGAACTGTGTTGTTGTTGATTCGGTGATTCCCGGCCATGTGTTTCCAACTCCGCCTGTACCTGTACCTGTGTATCCAAGAATGCGCTTGACACGGTGTGATGTGCCGACGCCCTTCTTGCGTGGGATACGGTTGCGTAGAGGTGTTGGACGTGGTGTTAGAAGCTTTGCAGGTGCTTCGAGGTCGAAGGCTGCGAAAGATGTTGACAATGGAGATGTAAGTGAGATGTCCTTTTGAATGTCTTGCATCGCTGTACGCTGTGAAGCGAGAGCAGAGTTTAGACCAGCAAGTGCGTCACCTGTTAGTGACTTGTTTGCTACGAGTGCTTCGATTGCTGAGACTGGGTCTGCGGCTGGTGCAACTCCTGGAACAGATGAAGCGTTTGATAGAGCCTTACCGAGTGTATCGGTGTACTCCTCCATGCGCTTTGCTGCTTCTACCGGTGCTGCGTCGCCGAAGAGGTCTTTAGCGCGTGGCATTTCGGCCATGTGCGGTATTCCTTTCGGTTAGTTGGATTCGCTAGCGGTTTTGGCTTTGTTGAGGAACTCCTCGTACAGAGCCTTGTACCCCTTCGCTAAATCCGGGTCGGTTGTTGCGTCTGCTTTAGCCTTGTATGTGGCTGCCTTGACCAATAGGTCGTTTGACGCGTGGTCTATTGGCTTGATGGTTCTCTTAGGACCACCGGCTACCGCGAGTGACTTTGCAGCCGCTAACTCAGTCTCCAAACCTACTGCCTTCTCTGACGCTGCCTCTTTTGCTGCAATCAGACCGGCAATCTCTGCGGTAAGGGATTTCGTTGCGCTCTTTACTGCTTCCTCCACGATGGCTTTGATTTCTTCCTCTACATTTTCAGTAGCGGAATCTTCTTTTGAAGCTTCTTCGGCAACTTCTTCCGCCGGTGCTTCGGTTGCTTCTTCAGCAACTGGTAGTTCCTGCTCTTCTAATTCTGTCTCTTCTACTTCGGCGCTCTTAGGTGTCTCGCTTGGTGCAACCATGTCAGCAGTTGTTACGTCGTCGCGTCCATGTGTTGCTTCCGGTGTATGGCAACCGCATTCGAGGCACTTGTTTTCTGCGCTCTTCTCTGCGTCTTCCTTTGCACCGAAGTACTTATCGCACATGCTCTTGATTGCGTCGTCCTTCATGCCGGCTTCTTTGCAGCGAGCCTTGTATGCCTTTTCTGTTTCGTCCTTCATCGGCTTCAATTCTTTGTCTTTGTGCGCCGATAGTTCGATTGTCTCTTCTTCCATGACTTCTCCCTCTGCCTTTTCGCCCTCGTACCAAGCGAATAGATGATGTACTGCTGATAGGAGGTGAGCGAGAGACATCTCTTCGTTATGCCCTGCGTCCATCTCGTTTGCTTCTACGACAATTAGTTGCGCTAGTGCTGTGCGTGCGTCTTCGTAAAGTTTTTTATCGAACTTGACTGCGTCTCCTGTTGCTAGGGACTTTGCAGTATTTACGATTTCTAGCGCTGTTGTCATGTCGAACTCCTCTTGATTATCCTGTAATTGTACAGACTTTTCTGTCTTGCGCTTATACTTCCCGCCGCGCTTCTTGTACTCGCGCACGACCCAAGCATTTGCTACCGCTGATGGGTATACGTCGAACTTTTCTTTTGCCTCTGCCTTGACTCGGTTGTACAAATCCTTGTCCGCAGGTTCAGACTTTTCCCCGCCTTCGTTGATTGAGGCGTAGTCCGGCTTCTTATCCTCTGCCTTCTCAATCAATTCTTCTACTTTCCAAATGCCCTTGTTTGCGTCGTCGCTCTTGGCAAGCACAAGCTGGCAATTAGGGTTTGCTGGTCGGTCTACTAGGCTGACTTCCACAATCTGTCCGTCAATGATTCTGCCGTTTGCTGCCTTCTCGTCACGCACAATGCGCGGACCTTTAATTCCAATGCTGAATCCCTTTAGGACTCCGGTGTCTACCTTCTTTACGCTGATTGGGTCTACGACTAGCGCGTGAATGTAATGTCCGTCTGCCTTCTTCTCGTATTCCTTTGCCACGCCGGCTGCGATGTTGCTGTGCTGCTCTCTGATGTTGCCGCCGCTCTTGAACCAGTCAGGCATTGCGCTGTCGAGCCATGTAGGGTCACAGATTTGCTGGTCAATGTCTATGGAGTCATCGGTCGCTTTGCCGTAAACCATCATTGTTCCGTCTGCGTTCTTGTCAGACTTTACAATCTGAAAGAATGCTGTTGTTAAATCGTTCACGGTTGATTTCTCCTTAGTTTCGTTTTCTCTTAGTATTTTTTTCGCCCATGCCCACCCTGCGTCTCCGCCCCAAAGTAACCAAGCGATGTAGCCGGCGCTGTCTTTGCCCCAACCCTCGCCCTTCTTGTCTACTTCATGGCGTGCGAAGTACGAGTTCATTCGCTTTATCGTGTCTAATGATAGCGCCGCTCCGTTGGATAAATCTCTTGCGCGTGCTACCCCTACTTCGGTTCCGCCTCGGCCGTATTTCTTGCGTAATTCTAGGCCGCGCTTTGCGTTGTTGCGTACTTCCTGCGGTGGTACATGGCCGGCGCTCTTGTTTGCTTCCGGCTCATTGATGTATAGCGCTGCTAACTGCTTCTTTGCGTCTTCTTTTGTTTTGTGGCACCCCATGACGGTTCCGTCGCTGTCTTTAACAACAGGAAATCCTGAGCAGCCGCTCGTTCCCTCTTCGCCGATGTGGTATGGCATTTACGCGTTGTTGAACTGGCCGGTCATTAGAACGCCTACGATTGCTGTCTGCCCTGACTTGCATACCCCGTATAGTGCGTCGCCTGAGTAGAGGTCAATGGTGAACTTGTTTGCTATGCCGGTGGTAGTGAACTTTGTTAGCACATACCCGTTTGTGACGGAGACGTTTGAAGCTCCCACATGACAGTCGTTTGTACCGTCAATGTTGTTGATGAAGACGGTCATCTTGCCCTGTCGCCCGGTGTTACGCACAATCTCTGCGGGTACATCGGTCAACTGTTGCGAGTAACTCTTTAGCGCCATTAGGACTCCTCTGATTGTTCAGTAATTGTACCCTGTGTATCTAGTCTTTCGTCTGCCTGTTCCGGTATGCGGGTTATCCACACAATGCCTTCGCCGTCGTCTACGAATCTGCTCTTGCTCATTGAACCACCTTTACCGTAATTACCCTGACGAGTCTTCCTCCGAGCTCTTCTTCGCGTTTAGATACTATCTCAAACTTTGTGCCAGCGGGTAGAAGCCACTCGCTCTCTTTTAAAGTCCTACCCGAGTCTATTACCTTTTCAATCGCTAATCCTTTTGTGCCGGCTGGATTGATAATCTGTAATTGGGTAGTGCGTCCAAATTGTAATGCTTTTGACATGCTAGCCGTTGTAGACACAAATCCATTGTCTTGGAATACGCTGCCCGGTGCTGATTCCCACACTTCGTCTGCGAACTTTCCTATTACGCCTCGGAGCGTTATGAAGCTCTTTTCTATTGGGTCTGTCGATAGGATTGTGTTTTGTATTCTTGCAATTCTTTCGTCGAAGATTTGCTTGACGCGTGATTGTTCTACTGCGTCTCCGAGAGGTTTCCAATACTCATCGCCGGTTCGCAAATAGTCGTTTATGCGCTTGTACCCGCTGCCCTTGTAGAAGTTTAGAGCGTCGTATTCTTCTCGCGTTAATACTCCTAGTTTCGCGTCTTGGGCTTGTCCAATCATTCCTAGTCTTCTGCTTGTAAGTAATTCGATAACTTCCGGTTTTGTCGGTTTTAATGTTGGTGTGATGATAGTCATTCCGTCGGTTGGTTCCGCGTAGAAGCTTTCGTCCAGTACTGGTAGTAATGCGCAGCGGCAGTTCGGGTGCGCCGGCGGTTGCGTATGTCCGCTCTTGAACGGTTGCCCTACCTGTACAACTTGCCCCTCGTTAGGCGCGCAGATGTCACAAGGCATTGCGCCGCTCCACTCCATCTTTTCGACTTCGTACTTTTGGTAATTCTGTATTGTCGCCATGCTCATTGCGCGGTTTTGCTCCGTGATTGCGATGGTTAGCGCTCGCGCCGGGTCGCCTATCTTTGCCGCTATGACCTTTGCTGCTCTGCCCGGTGAGAATCCGGCCGCTATTGAGTCGGATAGTGCTGTTCCGATTCTGTCGTAGCCGACCTTCGCTATGGCCTTGCTTACTATGCCCGCGTTATCGAGTATTTCCTTAAATGCTCCTGTTGGTCTGAACAACAATGCCGCTGCCCTGTTGCCCGGCTTCCAGTTCGCCCAGTCTATGTACTCATCTGCCTTTGTGAGCGCTGCTTTGTCCGAGGTCTTTTCCGCTCTGTTGATTGCCTCTGCGCTTGCGTCTAATCCAAGGAGGAATCCATCTGTGTAAATCTTGGTGAGCGCTGCTATTACCGGCTCCGGGTTAATCTTGACATTCATCATCGCCCATGCTCGCGCGCGTGCGCGGTCTTGCGCGTTGTTATCTGTTACGAACGGTTGAGTATCTTGGTACGCCTCGTAGATTGCTTGCGCGTTGATACTCGCTCGTAATGCTGCGCGCATTGTGACCGAATTCTTTGCCGCTATGCGCACATCTGCTTTGTGTGCGCCCCAATTCATGCTAGGTAGGCCTTCGCCAATGACCTTGCCGTATCGAGGTCGCCTTCTACTGCGCAGCGGTTAAGTGCTTCGCCGACAATCGGGTCAATCATCTTGAACTCGAACTCTCGTTTGCGGGTTCCTTTTGCTGCCCACTTCATGAAGGCCTTGACTTCCGCTGCTACTTCTTCCGCCGCTGCTTGCGCTGGTACTTCTTCCGCCGGGATTACTTCGCTTTCTTCTATCTCTGTTCCGTCTTGGTCAAGCTGCGTAGCACTTGTTGTTGTTGCCGCGTTAATCATTCCGTCAGGTGAGAATAGGTAGACGCCGCTTCCGCTTACGAGGATTGGCATGTCTGCTTGCGGTGTATCTAGTAATGGTAATCCGAGTTCGCTGCGGCGCTCGTTTACTGTCTTGCCCGCGCTTGTTATTTCAATCTGCGCTTTGCGTGCGCTCGCTTCGTCGTCTTGACGCTTGCTTGGTAATAAGCGGAACTCTAGTTCGCGTGGCATACCTAGATAAGCGTAGGAGAGGTTGGTTATTACCTTGTTGAGCCAGTTTACTAATGGCTGAACTCCGAGTGCCTCTGCGCTGCCGGCCTTTCCTTCTTCGAATCCTGCTCCGCCTAATCCGCCTTTAGGGTTGTAACCAATCTCTGTTGGTTGTACTCCGAAGTGACCGCAGATGGAAGCGATAAGGAATTCGTCGAGTGTGTCCTTGAACTTCTCGCCGTATGCGTCGTTTGTGATTGGCGTAATGCCCGTTGGTAGTAGGCGTGCGCGCTTGCGCTGCTCTGTCTGTCCGGATAAATCGTCATTGAGAATGTTTTCCCAAGCTCTTAGCAAATCCGGGTTTGTTCCCCATGTTGCGTCGGTGCTGAACATCAGTTCCGGTAGAACTCCGTCTGTGTACTCCGCGCGAATCCATTGTTGTCTGCGTAGGTAAATGTCCGCTAGTGGTAGCGCTCGCTCAACCGGGCTGAATCCGTACACGCTTGTTGTTCGGCGGTTGCGTACTAGGTAAGCAAGGTCATCTGATGTGAACTCGCCATCTGCCTTCGGGTCGTCATTGTTTGCGCTGAACTCTGCGCGTGGGAAGCCGTACAAGATTTGCTGGTATGCCGCTTGCGGTGGCATTGGTCGCATTCCTCTGTCGTCTAGCATCGGCTTAATCGTTGCGCCGTCTAGAATCTGTAGGCCGTATAACTCTCCGCCTACTGTCTTTTGTGGCCAGATTGCGAGCGCGTCAATTACGAGGATTTCCTCTAGCGCGATGTTCAACCAATCTGTAAATGTCAGGCCGTTTGCTTTGTCCGGGTTTTCCCAGAATGTGCGTATGCGGTTGATTTCGTCGTTTAATTCTTCTCGCGCTTGAATCATTGCGCGTACATGGTCTCCTCCGTTTTCGGCCGCAATCTTTTCAGACGCGTCGTTACCGAGAACGATGTCCCATTCTAGACCTGTTGTCTTTCCCTTAATTACTTCAATGCACCGGCGAAGAATGTCAATCTGCTCTGCCGCTGCTCTTAATGTTTTGAACGGTACGTTGCGTGTTTCCGTGATGTTGATGTTTTGTGCAACTTGGTACTCGTACTTGCGCGGTTCCGGTCTTCCTGTTACTGGATTGACCGGGTTGATTGCGCCCGGTGTGATTGGGATACCCGGACCGAACGGTACTCCTGCTAGTAATGGGTTTCGTGGGAGCGGTGTTGTTGTTCCATAGTTTTGTCCGATTGCGCCCGGTACTGCGTTTCGCATTTGCTGTTCCGTCATTGTTACTGCGCCCGCTGGAAGGTTTGGAGCCTTCTCAATGTCTGTGCCGGCTATTGCTTTTGCGATACGGTCGCGTAGACCCATGGTATCTCCCTAGTTAATGCCCCTTGTAAATCAGGCTTGCGTAATGATAGCAGTACCACACTTGAAACAGCGACTTGCGCTTTTCGGCATTGGTAATCCGCACTTCGTACAGAAGTTTGCTAACGCCGCGAAGTATGTTGCTGCGCTGCTCGTTCCAATCAAGCTGCTAAACCCTTGCACCATCGCGTCTAACCTGTCCGGGCTGTCTGCGCTGTCCGGTGTCCATGTCGTCATCTGCTCTTCTAGTTTGTCAAAGTTACCTACATGCTTTATTCGGCCTTGCTCGTACATCGCTGCTACCGGTTCCGCGCGAAGCTTCTTTCCAATGTGTACTCGAACTTCCTGAATCGGCAAACTCATGTCTACTTGACGGAGAACCGCTGTAACCATGTCGCCTCCCTGATTTACTTCCACAAGGATTGAGTCTGCTTTGTGGTCACGGAAGACTTGTACCGCCTTTTGCGCCCATTCGTTAGGGCTGCCCTTGAATGAGTAATCTGCCAACACATAACCGTTGCCCGCTGCGTCGCTTCCGACTACGAGTATTCCGGTTTCGTCGCTGTCCTTTGTGTTTGTTACTGCCGGGTCAATGCTTACCGCTATCCGGGCTAGTGGAGGTGCTATCTCTACCCTGTTGCGGTCGATTACTCCTTTTGTCCAGAGTGCGCCTTCTACATCGTCAAGGATTTCGCCGTACAACTCCTGTCGGCCTAGTCTTGTTCCGTTGTATCGTGCCTGTAATTCTACGAGTGCGCTCGGTGCTAGGTTCGCTGCGTTATCGAAGGTTGAACCTCTTACTACCTTGACGCTGCCGTCTTCTCTCGCTACTAACTGTCTGATAAGCGAGGTTGGTCTTGGTGTCGTCGTAATGATTGTCTGCGGGTGGTCGCCGAGGCGTAATCCGAATTGAAGCTGGTCAAATGTATCCGGGTAATCCCATGCTGCTAACTCGTCACACCATGCTCCGTGATGTTGCGGACCGCGTAGACGGTCAGGCTCCGCCGCTGAGAAGAGTTTAATCCTGCTCCCGTTGGTGAGTTTGATGTCGCCGGTTGAGCGGTTGTAGTAATCCAATGCGCCGTATTGGTGGAGGATAGGGATAATGCCCGACTCTCCCTCTGCGCAGGTGTCTCGGACGTCGCCGAATGTCGGTGCGATTACTGCCCAGCGTGTCCAGTTATGCGTGAGCGCTTGCCACACAATCCACTCCGCTGCGGTGCGTGTCTTTCCTGCTCCGCGTCCGGCTAGGTACAACCAAATTGACCAATCTTCGTCAGTCGGTAATTGCTCTTCTCTCGCTAACACCGCTGCCCAAGTTGCCCGGCGCGCCGCGAGATTGTCTAATGAGGTCAATAATTCGGGCTGTGTGTTCAATGAGTTGCTGACCCTCATAGACTGTTACCTCCGCTGTAATCTTGGTTGGAGCGTCTAGCCCCAGTAGTTTGATTTCCTTCTCCGCTATCCGTAGCGCTGTGTCAATCGCCCGTAGGTCGCCTTCCTTTGCTCGCGGCCACACCGCCATGTGCATACGCTCAAATCTGTCTAGAACCGTATCCCGGTACTCCTCTAGGCTTGGTCGTATCATGCGCTCCGCTGCGCGCTGGTACATCTTGTATGCCCCGCTTGCATTCTTGAACCCGACTTCGCGTGCAATCTTCTCCCAAGTTACTCCTGCTCTGCGTAACTCGATAATCTGTAATTCTTTGTCGAGTACCGCTGGAGGGGGCGTTTTTTTCCTGCTCATGCGTTTCCTTTTCCGTAGGATAAATAGTCTCCCATAATTTGAGTAATCTCGCTAGGTGGCAATTCTCCCGGTAACTCTATTGCTTCGTACAGCGCTGCTAGGTTCCTGTGCTTCGTTGCTCTGCCTCTTGCCCATGATGGGTTTTGCGTCTTCCCTGTTTCGGCGCTTCTTGCTTCTCTTCTTGAAGCTGCTACATCTACATCTATGTCTAGGTAGAACAGGTGCAGTTTGCCATGGCTCTTTGCTAGGTCGAAGAATGTCCGGCTCGCTAGTCTGTCGCCTTCTCCGTAAATGGTTGCGCCCTCTTGCTCTGCGTACTTGTAGAACTCCGGCATTTGTGTAATTACGGTGTTGCCGAGGGTATCTGTTCCGCTGAAATGCAATCTGTCCCAGCCGAGAGAGAGAACCTTCCCTAGATTGGGTGACTCGTACTCTTGGTACTTGAACGGTTTGTCATACATGTTTACCTTCGCCCAGTCCTTTTGAAGCTCTTTTGTCAGAGTTGTTTTGCCGCTTCCCGGCTCTCCAATAAGGTAAATCGTGTCCAATGCCCTCCCCCTATCTTATTCCGGGTTTTTCAGGTCGTTTGCCATCTTCTCTTCTCGCTGCGTGCGCTTTTCTGCGCCCTTTGCTGTCTCTACTGCGTAAGTAAAGCAATCTTTCATGCCCTTTAGCGCGTAGTACACGATTGAGTAGCGGTATGCGTCCTTCGCTGTTGCGTGCATTGGTGTTACTCCGTGAAGGTACTTGTATCCCGGGAAGAACAGCACCCAGCCGTCGCGGCAAGCGCAGGTTAGGTCGTACTCCGGGAAGTTTAGGTATCCGCCTCTCATGTCGCGTCGTACTACCGGCATTGCGCTCCATGTTGCGTAATTGAATCCGTCGCGGTGGTATGGCAGGGTTGAGGCTTTGTTTACTACGCCGCTTGTCCATAATGCGTCGTCTGTCATCTTCCACTCGTTGTCAATGCCGCTGGTCGCTAGAGTCTCTGCGTCTTGCGCGAACAGGTGCGGTGCAAACTCTTTGAACATGTCGCCGAACTTTGTGGCGAACGCTACAAGGACTGCATGCTCTTCCGGTTGCTCGTTTGCCAATGTTGTTGGTCGGCAACTCTCTCTGCGCTGGAAGACCTTGCGTGGAGCCATGCCGAATGTCCGGGATTGGTTTTCCATTCCGGTTCCTGCGCGCTTGGTAGTGCCGTAACGGATTGCCTTTACAGACGCTCGCAACAGATTGACTTCGTCTTCCATCGGCATGTAAGCGAGGATTGGTTCCTCTGTCTCTGCGTCAATGAAGATAGCCGCTTCTCGGCAATTCGCTTCTAAGTCAGGCACCGTCGTTCCCACAAGCTCTGTCGCTTGTTCTACGCTCATTACACGGGATACTCGGATTACTGGTAACTCAGATAGTTTCATTCTGTTCCTTTTCCGCTCTATGTCGTTCCTTGTAGGCTTCGTATGCGATTTTCAGTAATTCTTCGTCGTACATTTGTTCAGGTCTGATTGATGCCCAGAACTTCTTTTCTCTGTATTCGTCCATGTCAATCACATTGTCGTTCATTGTGGAGCCTTTTCGCCGTAGTTTTCCTCCAGCAATTTTACCAGCGCGTCCGAGTTGCTCATGGCTCCGGTCTTCGCTCGGTATCTGCCTAGTTGCTCAATCGTCCAGATGTACAGCGTGTTTTCCAATTCCACCATGAAGACCTTCGTGTCTACCGCCTTGTATCTGTCTGCTAGGCCTTCAATCTGCGAGGCTATCTCTGCTTGTCCGGTCTTTGCTAGGCCGTCAATTACTGTCGGTGTTTTCTCTTCCTCTATGCGCGCCAGTACATCGTCGAACTCGTCATCGCCGTATCCCGTATGTTCTAGGTCGTTGAGTCGCTCTAGTAATTCTAGTAACGCGTTATTGTCGTACTCGCTGAGGTCGGTTGCTCTGTTGTCAATAAGAACAATCTTTGCTGCGGTCTCTGCGTCTACTTCAATGAATGTCGCTTCAATCTCTGTCCAACCTAATTCTTTTGCCGCTGCGTAAGTGTGATTGCCTACAAGGATTTCGTTAGTCGCCTTGTTAACCGTAATCGGCTTGTACTGTCCGTACTCGCTTAATGACTCCGCGATTAGTTTGATGTTTCCCCTGCGCGGGTTATTTGGATACTGATGTAACTGGTCTAATGGAACCTTCTCTGCGTTCATTCCGGTGCGCCTTCCCCTGAAATCTTTTCTATTAAGCGTATAAGTGCATTTGTGCTGCTTGGTAAGTCGTTTTCATTTCGGAATTGTTCTAGTTTTTCTGAAACCCACATGTAAGTTGGTTTGTTCATGTCGAACATGATAATTCTTGATGTGCGCTGATTGAGTGTCTCTTGCCAATCCTTTAGTGACTTGCCCATTACCGTATTGCGTAGTGCCGGTTCCGGTGTGTCGTACAGGCTTTGAAGCTCTTTCAGGTCTTTGTCTGTGTAACCGGTTGCGCTGAGGTCGCCGATTGAATCTAGTAAGCCGAGTAGCGTTGCGTCGTCGTATCCTCCTGCGTCGCTGGTCTTATTGTCCATTAACACAATCTTTGCTGCGGTGTTTTCGTCTGCGTCAATGTATACAGCCTTGATTGTTGCCCAACCTAGTTTGCGTGCTGCTTGCGCTGTGTGATTACCTGCGAGGATTTCGTTTGTTCGCTTGTTGATTGTTATTGGTTTGTACTGGCCGTATGTCTCTAGGCTCTTTGCAATTAAATTGATGTCGCCTTTGCGCGGGTTATTCGGGTATGGCTTTAATGTTATTAGCGCTACTTCCTTGATTTCCATTGTCTGCCTCCTGCTCCAACTCTATCAAGAAGTCTTGCAGTTGCGTAATCTCAAGTCGCGCGTCGAGTAAGTCGTCCAAGCTGCTCAACAGAATGTTGCGCCGGTTTTTTTCAATGCCGGGTTCCGCCAGCATCGTTTGTATGTGGCGCATGGCCTCGTCAATGTCGCTGACGCTGGCCTCTTCCGTGATGACTATTGCCATGTGGATACATTAGCGTTGCTTACGCTCCTCGCGCTTGGCTTTGTACGCCTCGACTTCCGCCCGGTCGTAGTAGACATTGCGCCACTCTCTGCGCTTCCACTCCAGCGTTTTCCGGTGCTGGATTTGGCGCAGGTTGTTAATGGTTATGCCTAGATACTCCGCGACTTCCTGAGAACTCATCTCTACCATGCCGGCGCTTCTACCTTCTCTTCAATGTACTTTGTCTTTGCTGTTTGCCCTTTTGCTATCTTGGCAATCTCTGTTCCCACGATTTCCAGTCCGGTTACGGTCTTTCCGTCTTTGTTGGTGTATGTGCTTTGTGACAGCATACCTACAAGAATTACTGAGTCGCCCTTTGCGTAGTTGTCTACAATGCCCTCTGCCTTTGAGCCGAAGAATGTAACTCGATACCACATGGTCTCGCCGTCTTCCCATGCTTGCGTGGTCTTGCTCTTGCGGCGCGGTGTATGCGCTACTGAGAAGCTTGCTATGGCGAGGTCGCCTACAAACTTGATTTCCGGCTCGCTGCCGATGTTGCCTTTTGTCGTGATGTTATTCATGTGCCTTCTCCTCTAGTATTTTTCTTGTTCCGTCGTCCAATAGTAATGCGAATCGGCCGTCAGGCAAAGTTATCGGCCACTCATGCGGTTCGCGCCAACTCGGCACCATGTATCCGCGCTCCTCTGCCCATTCCGGGTTGAGGTGGATACTGTCTGTTCCTAGATTGTGGCACTTGTGATGTACCGAAATTAGGTTTGCCGGCGTGTCCTTGCCTCCGCGTGACTTTAGTTTTCTGTGATGTAGTGCCATGCTCTCTTGTGAGGTTTGTCCGCAAACCTCACAGTAATCTCCTGCGCGAAACCTCACAATCTCTACAACCTTCTTGTCCATCTTTGTTCCTTTGTTAATACCAAGGGTTGCCCTTTGCTGCGTTGCTTTGCCAGAATGCCCACGCTTTACAGGGAGTGCCGTATCTCTTGGTGATGTACCGTAATCCGGCCGTAATCTGAATACTAGCCTCTTTCGGCTTGTATGGGAACTTGTAATTACCCCATGTGCTTGGCAGGAACTGGAAGAGGCCGAATGCGCCGGAAGACTTGTTATGCGCGTGTATCCGCCAGCCGCTCTCGCGCTGTACAAGCTGCTCCAAGCATTTCCACTCTTTGCGCTCGCCCCATTGTGTCAGTACTGCCTTCTTCGCTGCCAGTTTTGGGTGTACTTGCGCGTGCTGCTCCGGTGTAACTGTTAATGGCGTTGCTACTCCGGGAATTATTGAATTACAAAGTCCAACCAAGATGGCCGCTGTAAGGACTTTGCTTCTAATCTTTATTCGGCGGCCTTCCGCCCTTTCGCACATACTCCGCAGAGTTGCTCTCCGTAATGCCATGCGCCATACGCGCAATTCTTTCGGCTTATCATGGTGTCGTTGCTATTCATTTTCGTTCCCCTTTGATTGGTGATAGCGAATAGTGGGTTTAATTGTACCGGTAATTTCAGGTTCGGCCGCCGGGTTGAGAGACGGACGCGGCGGCCGAAGGGAGCGCAGTATTGGCTAGGCAAAGGTTAGGAAGCCGTCATGACCAAACTTGGCGGAATGATGGCCGCTTTAACGCTCGATTCTCCTGAATTCTGTCTCTTGCTGCTCTCTTTTCTTAATGTCTTCTTGAAGCTGCGCTACGAGGTATTGCTCCTCCGCTGCTTGTACAAATGAATCCAACACGCTGTCGAGGTTCATTAGGATTGCCCACATCAGTTTTGGGTCTTTCCTGCGTGCGCCTTTACGCAACATCTTTGATGATGTCACCATGAACTCTCTGACAATTGGGTCGTAATTCATTATTGAATCTTCCTCGCTCCTTCGGGTGCCATCTCCCACATCGCTGCGTTCAGCGCTTGGTAATCCAGTTTATCTGAAATCCAATTTATGCGGTCAGGCGTTTTCTGCGTGTCTAGTCCTGAGTCTTTGCAGAAATCTATGTACGGTCGGTTGCCTTTGTAATCCTTCATGAAATCGACCGCTGCTTGATAAGTAGGGTAGTCGTTGTCAATCCATAACATTACATTCCAACTCGCGTAATTCTTCCAACCGTTGTATGTATCTTCGCTCATTTTGGTTCCTGCCCGTTAATACTGAAATCAACATAAAATCCTGTTTTGCAGGTAGGGCAAATGTCTCCCAATTCTTCTCCGTCAATTATTGCTACATACTCTGTGCATTTATCACACCATTGTTTTGTCATTTTTATCTCCCTACTACCGAATAACGGTAACTCTCTTCGTCTTCCCGGCGCTGGTCGTCGTCCGGCTCTGGAATGTCTAGTGCCTCTGTTGCCTCTGTATGGCAGCAAGGTGTGATTGGGAACTCGTTTTCAATGTCGAATAGAAGCTCTGTAATCTTCCACTCGTTTTGTCCGTGATTGCACCAGTCACAAGTAAATTCGTCTGTTGGATTTACATACTGAATCTCTGCGAAGCGCGTTGCCTCTTGGATTGTGATTCTGCGGTGCTTGCTGCAACTGTCGGTGCAACTTTTGATTTCCCATTTGTCGCACAAGGAACACGGGCAGATTGAATTATGGTTGATTGGTGCGCGTACTATGCCTACTGCGTGCGAAACTCTTAATTGACCGTCGCTCTTTGCCGCTGCTTCCATAATCTCTGCGGCAATCTTTTCGCGTAGGTCAATCTCTGCTCTCTTTAATGTTGTCATTTACTTTCCTCCTTCGATAACCTTGTCAATCATTTCTGTACAACTTCCGTAACCTAATGCGTTGCCGCCTTCTCCGACATAGCATGTGTCGCGCGTTGCGTATGTGAATGCTGCTACTAATGAAGCTGCTACGGCTAATGCCGCAATCCTGCGTCGGATTACAAACTTGCGTTCCATTCTCATTATGCGACCTGCGCTTTTACTGTTGCTACTTGTAATTCTTCACAAAGGATTGCGCTGATTACGCGCACTGCTTCTCTTGAACTGCCGCCAATGTTCCACACAATTTTTTCTTCTTCGTCTACTTTGTAATCGTATTTCCAGTCGTAGATTGTTGCAATGGTTTTGGTTCCGTCTTGCTCTGTGACTTCAATTCCCCAATGGAAGAAGAACTTGTAGTCATCTCCTGCTCCCGGCTCTCCGAATACTGTTTGAAGCTGCTCGCGCGTTGCTGTGATGTAGCCTTGTAAGCAAGTACCTGCAACTTCTTCGGTGCGCTTGAATGTTCCGATTGTCTCTACTGTTGTCATTATGCACCTGCTTTCGCAAAGTGAGTGTCTTTTGTATCTGCTGACCAGAAGTTTTTAACACAGTTGTTACCGAGGCGTATAACTTTGCCCTGCTCTGATGTTAATGGTAGGAGTGTGTCTGTCATCCACTCCCAACGAGCGATGTAACCTGTGTTTTCTGCCATTCCTTTGCCGCAATGTTCGCAAGTTGTTGTTACTCCGTCGCGCTCTGCTTTGCGTGTGTTTTTATCCCAGTCATCGTGTGCGCCCATTCCGCCGCAACGAATTACTGTTTCGTTTGCTGTTGTTGCTGTCATTTGCTTTCCTAACTGTTGGGAGACCTTGCTGGTCTCTGTTGTGATTAATTTAACTCCTCGAATTACGGTCTGTAAAGATGGCCGCCGGCGTGTCGGAAAGTTTTTTACGCCTCGCAATCGTGGCCGTACGCGTACTCCTCCCGGGTCATTTTCTTGTAGCACTCGCCGCAGGTGATGTGGGTGAGATTGTGGCCTCCGACGACGATACTCACTCTGTTACCGCCACTCCGTTTACTACGCGCCACCCGTTGCTGTGCTGGTATCCGCAGTTGAAGCAAATGCCTACGCGTACATCGTATGTCTGCGCGCAGAAGCACCCGGCCTCGCGTACTGTCGGTTCGCCTCGGTGGAAGTCGTAATGCAGCATCATGAGATACGACTCCGGGAAGCTCTTTCCGCAGTCAAAGCATTGGTATTTGTCCTTCTTTGTTTTCCACACAATGCCGGCTCCGTCGTCTACAAATCTGCTCATTGGTATGCCTCCGCTAGCACTAGAACCTTGATTGCTGCCTCGATACCGTCCATCTTGCCGAGGTAGTAAGTTGCGCGCTCTGCTTGGTTTGAATGGTGGTAGCGTGAGTATTCCTCTTTTGCTTTTGTGTACTCGCGCTGTAACTGTCCGATTAGGCTGATTGTCTGTGTCATTAGATTGCCTCCGCCATTAGGCAGCGCATTTCTTCTTCCGCTGCGTCGATTGCTACTTGCATGTTCTCCGGGTTTGATACATACCCTGCGCGGTAGCCGTTTTTGCTTGTCATGCGGCCATGCCACAATTCGTACTGACCTTGGATTTTGTAAAGTTTGTAACCACCGATTTTCTTGACTGGCACGATTGTTGCTCCGGCGTTGATGAGCGCTTGTAGGAGGCCAACTGTTTGGTATTTGGTTACAAGCTTGCAGAACAATTCGTGTCCTGTTTCCTGCTCTTCGTTTTCGTCGAAGTAATTTAATCCTGCGCCGTCTGTGTAGAAGGTGTAACGCTGCTTCTTGTACTTGACGCTGATTGCGTTGTATGCATCTGTCTCTGAAAGTCCGAGTGCAATAATGTTTTTTTCGTACTTTGTCGCTGTTGTCATTTGCCTGTCCTAACGCTTGGGAGACGCTGTCGGTCTCTGTTGCATTAATTGTGCCCCCGAATGGCACTTTTGTCTCCCGATTTCCGAAAGTTTTTTAAAGTTTTTTTATTTTTTTTCTACGCGTACTTCCAGCCCGGGTACTCCGCCATAAATCTTCATGGCGTGTATTTCTGTGACTTGCCCGTCGTCTCCGTACGCTACGGAGGTGAGCGCGTCTAGCGCTGCTCTCACAAGCTTGTCTAAATCCGGCGCTACGCTCGGTTCCGGTCTTTTGACCGTTTTGGGTCGCGGCATAATGAACAGGAGGGTGACTTTGATTGCTCCCTCTTCCGGCTTGCACCCGGCTAGGGTCGCTTCCCACGCTATGGTGGAACGCCAAACCGCGAGCGCGCTGCCCTGCGAGTGAAGCACTCGCCCGTTGATTACCTTCATGCTCCCTTGCGGAACTGGTAATCCGTTTACTCTGAACTCAATCACATTGAAATTGTAACCCGGCCATTTACGATTGCTGTTCCCGGCTGGTTATCTTCGTCTAGTAAAAACAAATCGTAGGTGCCTATGTTGTCCGGACCTTCAATTCCTTTTACCGTCCATGTTTTTGAGTTGATAATTACGCGGTCGCCAAATTGTAGGTGCGACGCGTCTGTTGTTACGAGCGTGCTTGTCATTTCACCTCCTCCGCTGTGAGGTAGATTACGTATAAGTGTAACCCTTACGGATAATCTGAGCAAACCCTACTTCCGGTGCGCTCCGTGATTGAATACAAGCACGAGCGTTAGCCCGATTAGGTAAATCGCTATCCACTCCATGGCCTCCTCCTCTCTGCGCTTAGACGCGCTTCAGTAAATCTTTCAGGTAATCCGGCATTGGAACCGCCTTTGCCCTTGCCTCTTCTTGAAGCTGCGCCAGCCTCTCAGACGCTTCGCGGTCGAGTCGTGCCTTTTCCCTAGCCCTTGCTGTCTCCTCCGCTCTAATGGCCTCCTGTGACTTCTTAGCGGGTGGTAGGGGTTCGTCCTCCCATTGCTCTGCGTTGAGCCATGTCGCCGGGTATGGCGTGTATGTGTCTTCCCGGTTAGGGTCTGCCGCGAATCTCTTTGCGCCGGCTAATGCCGCCTTGCGGTTCTCCGCTGACAGTTTGTCCCACGCTTTTCTTGCTGCTCCCTTTGCCGTTTTTCTTGGATACGCTTTCCAAAATAAATCGAACTCTCCGGGTGTTTCAATGGGTGGTTCATTAGGGTGTTTCATGAGACGTGAATGTCGCCCCGTAGCCGTCGTCAATGTCGGGTCGTTAGTGTCGTCAATGTCGGGTCGTACTTCTTTACGCGGCGGCGTTTTGTCGCCCCGTAACTTCTTTAACACGATTGTGTACCGGTGCGGTCTCCTGTCGTCTCGGCAGGTTGCCGACCCGCCTCCTCGCTTCTCGACCCACAGCCAGCCGTCTTCCACAAGCTTGTTAATGCTGCGCTGAACTGTCCGGACATTGCAACTCGCCCGAGTCGCTATCGTCATCTGACTCGGCCATGCGTTATCGCCTTCGTCTGTTGCGTGGTCAGCAATTACGAGCAGTATCATCTTTTCTGTCGTTGGTAAGTTGGTTCGCCAGACTTCGCTCATAATTCTGATACTCATGCGTGATTGCCTCTATCTCTTTTCGTTGTATTCCGTATTTGGTCAATTCGAGTGTCGCTATTTCCTGCGCGTACGACCCGTCGTTTTTCTTTAGCGCTGCTCGCTCTTTGGAAGACAGCCCGCCCCACATGCCGTAAATCTCGTGACGCATTCCGTAGGCGAGACACTTATCCCAAATCGGGCAGGAACCGCAAATCCTTCTTACCGGTTCCAGCCCAATGAGGTTGATGACTCGTTTGTCTTCTTCAATAATGTAGAAGAGGTTTGTTGGTGCGCCTTCACAAGCTGCGTCAGCCCAATTTATTTGGTCGTACCCGGACACCCGTTTACTCCGCTCGCGTCGTAGTAAGAGCAGTAAGAAGCGCAGAACCCTGCCCACTTTTCTGCCGGCGGCTGCGTGTTTGCTGCCGCCATTTGCTTAACTTCTTCCAGCCACTTGATTGCCGCTAGTGCCATGTCTTCGTCGTATGGCTCCCGGTGCGCTCGTATCTCGCTCATGAGGCCATCGCGCGGTACCGCTACTAGAGACACTTCGTTTACTGTGTATCCGTTTTTTGTTAGAAGGTAGCCGTACAGTTGAACTTGCCAACGCTGTTGTTCGTCCGGGAAGTATCTCAGGCTCTTCTTCTTTGTGGTCTTCCAATCCACGACGAGGCCGATGTCTTTGATAAATAAATCACAATGGCCTTTTAGTCCTTCGTACTCAAATGATTGTTCGATTAGAAAGTTGTCACCGAATGGGTCTTCTCTCTTAATCGCTTCGGCTATGCCGCTATGGATAAATGTTCCGAGAATTGACGCTAGTGACTCGGTGTCCGGGTTTGTCTTCGGTGCGTTTTGAAGCTGGTAGTAAACCTTGCGGCGGCAGCCTCCGATACTGCTAGGACCGATTTCTACTTGCTTGCTGCGGTCTCTGTTTTTATCGTAGGCGCTTAGGCTCTTGCTTAGTAAGTCGTTTAGGTCAATCATTTTTCTCCGTCTTCCGAATTGTGTCAAGCAAGTATTGTGAGTCGAGCAGGATTGCCGGCGTCAAATCCTCCACATTGAGTTTTAATGCCTTCGTAACTTCTTCTCCGATTACATGTCGCCAGTAGTACTCGAACTCATGCGCTAGGACTTCCCAAGCGTTTACCGCTGTTCCGCCGTTCATGTTTTTTATACCTGAGTCGTTTACAACCGTTTTGTGCGCGTCTTCTCTAATGAAGGCGAGCGCTTGGTCGTACAGGTGAATCTTCTCAATCATGGTGCATCGCTAATTCGGCAACTTCTTTTGCTGCCTCTTCGCGGCTTACACCCGGGTGCGTTTTGATGTACGCGTCTATGAAGCTCTCCAATAGGGATTGGTTTAGTCCTTCTTTGTTTTCTTTGCTCATCTTTAATCCTTCCTAATGCTCGCAGGGTTCGTTGTAATCAAATTGGCAGAAATAGCAACCCATCTGTTCTCCATGCGCTTTACACACATACCGGAATTGACTTTGGTCGCAGCACATAAATGTCGGTTCATGGATTGTGTAGAACTTGTTTTGGTCAATCGCCGTCGTCATAGCGCCTCCATAGATGACCGAACAGATGTTCCAATGCTGCGCGCAATCTCTACTTGCGTTTTAATGCGCGCTGCGTTTGCTCTTGCTGCCTTCACTTGCGCCTCCGCCATTGCTACTTGTAAATGTAACTCTGCGTTTTCTAGTAGTGCCATGTCTTCTCTTTCGCTGACGGTGTAATTCTTTCCTGTCGGTGAAGACTTGGTGCTGTAAATCATTCTGCTACGCGCTATCGCAATTTCGTATTGCGCTTTGTAACTGTTGTAATGGCTTTCGACTTCTACTAACTCGCTGTGTGAGTCGTCAATCTCTTTACTGAGGTCGTATAGTCGCTTCTCAATCTGCGCCGGTGTAACTACATTAGTCATTTGTTCTAATCTCCCAACGCTCCGGTACAAACTTCCAACAGCGTAAGCAGCAAAGTTCGAACCAATCGTGTCCTATGATTGAGCAAACCAGTTTTTCTTTTACGAGGTGCCAAAACTTACTCACCGGCAAGCTCCTCTTCATCTAACTCGCTAACGCTGTCCGCGATGTCTGTCTTGTCTTGTACAACTGATAGATGTTCCTTCGCCTTGCGCTTTTCAATCTCCATGACCTTCCATGAATCTGACGCGTAACCAAATGGGTCAGGTGTTAGTTGGTATCCGGCTGTGTCCAATGCTTTGCCAACCGTAACTCCGTCGAGGTTTAATGCCTCTGCGAGTCGGTGGATACTGACTTGCTGATGGTTGATT